CAAGTTCCTAGGAGAGCAATGGGAAACAGCGGTAGCACCCTTTAGCCGCATTGACTTCCCTATGTTTAACCTAGGGTCACGACAACAGATAGGCAGACACTTACAGTACTTTGGCTGGAAACCTAAGCAGTTTACTGAGAAAGGACAGGCCATTGTTGACGAGTCAGTCCTTAGGGAAGTTAAGGGTATACCACAGGCGGTATTGATAGGCGAGTACCTTATGATACAGAAGCGTATCGCACAGGTTCAGAGCTGGATAGAGGCGGTTAAGAAGGACGGTAGAGTACATGGGTACGTCAACCCCAATGGGGCAGTAACGGGACGCATGACACACTCTAGTCCTAACATGGGCCAGATTCCAGCAATTAAATCACCTTATGGCAGAGAGTGCAGAGATGTGTGGATTGTGCCAGAGGGATACAAGTTGGTAGGTATGGATGCAAGCGGACTTGAGCTGCGAATGCTGGCTCATTACATGAATGACGAGGGATACACTAATGAAATACTCAACGGAGACATTCACACGGCAAATCAGTTGGCTGCTGGCCTTGAAACTAGAGATCTTTCAAAGACTTTCATCTACGCTTTCTTGTATGGGGCTGGTGACGAGAAAATCGGAAGTATCGTTGGAGGAACTAAGCGTGATGGTAAGAGACTTAAAGAAGAGTTCCTTAGAAATACGCCAGCTCTTGCAAGCCTACGAGAACGAGTTGGAGTGGCGGCTGGAAGAGGCTATGTTCTTGGATTGGATAAGCGAAGGGTCTATGTACGATCAGCACACGCGGCATTGAATACTTTATTGCAGTCATCAGGTGCTATTGTAATGAAGAAAGCGTTGTGTTTACTTAATGAATATGCTATACTATGGGGTATAGACTATAACTTTATAGGGAATATACATGATGAAATCCAAACTGAAGTTAGAGCAGGAAAAGCAGATGTCTTTGGGAGACTTGCAACCAGCTGTATGCAAGCCGCAGGGACTTACTACAACCTCAACTGCCCTCTCGCTGGTGACTACAAAGTCGGAGACACATGGGCAGACACCCACTAACCCTACTAACACAAGAGGCGGTGATTATGTGTTTGAAGAAGGGGAGTGGTGGTATTTAAATGGTGTTGATGGTGGACGTAGGAAAGCAGACTCCCAACAGGCTAGACAGAATACACGCATGTGGGTGGATGGTAAGTACATCCCTAAGACACACCCATTGCACAAAGCTGGACGCTACAAGGGCTTTGAAGAGGCAGCATTTAGCTCCTTAGCTAACTATGACACGAGCCTAGAGGGTCAGGTGTACATCATCACTAACCCCGCATGGAAAGGTTGGGTCAAGGTAGGGATGGCTATTGATACACAGGACAGAGCTAATCAGTATCAAACGTCCTCACCCTTCCGTGACTATGTGGTCGAGCATACGGTAACTACAACAGACCGTAGGCGTCTTGAGTCCATGTCTCACGCTCTACTAGGCAATGCTTACGAACAACGTAACGAGTGGTTCAAGTGTGACGTAGAGACAGCCAAGTGGTACATTGATTCAGCCTTGGGAGATATGAATGAATAAGCCAAAGGGTAAGCCATTTGACAAATGCTTCATTGATGCTGATTCAATTATCTACAGGATAGCTATGAAGGGCATTAGTTTAGAGACAGCTAAGAAGTATTATGATGAGGAGATAGAGAAGATAGGATGGGACACTTGTAGTAGTAAAGTGTTCGTAGCTATCAAAGGCTCAGGTAATTTTCGTTATGAGATAGCTGAGGATTATAAGAACAACCGAAAACAACAAGGCGAAGAAGACCCTGATCCCAAGCTTACGGAAAGACGCAAGGCAATTAATGAGTACGCCTACAGCTTAGGCCACCATAAGTCAGACGGTTGTGAGGCAGATGATGTAGTCAGTATATGGGCGCAGGAAGCTTTAGATGCTAAGGAACACTTTGTCATAGCACATATAGATAAAGACATTGACATGGTAGAGGGTTGGCATTACAACTTTAATAAAGAAACTGTATACTATATATGTGAAGATCAAGGCTACTACAAGATGTGCATACAGATGCTTACAGGAGACTCTACTGACAGAATTCAAGGTCTTGTAGGTATTGGCCCTAAGAAAGCAGAGAAGCTACTGGCTGATGTACGTAAGCCTAAGATGCTGGCTAAGGTACAGGAAGCATGGCAAAAGGCTCACCCTGAAGATTGGAAGGAGCGTCTGGAGACATGCTGGAACTTGCTCTATATGCGTAGGGATTGGGATAGCTTTCACAGGCTGACGATAGAGGAGACGCTGAATGACTCAGTTTAGATCAGGACTAGAGAAGAGTTTATCAGAGAAGCTAGATGGTCAGTACTTGTTTGAGCCTTACAGCTTACCTTACACGACACATAGAAAGTACATACCTGACTTTGTACATGAGCAAAAGAAGGTACTGATAGAATGCAAGGGGTTCTTTAGGGCAGGAGATACACAGAAGTATACAGCGGTGCGAGATAGTCTCGACAACTGGGAACTAGTGTTTGTCCTAAGCAATCCCAACAAGAAGGTAAGGAAGGGCGGTAAGATTACAATGGGTGAGTGGTGTGTTAAGAACGGCTTTAAGCATTATACACTAGACACGGCAAAGGAACTGACTAAATATATAAAGGGAAAACAATGTCTTTAACCTTAGAGGAACTTAAAGAGAAGATTATAGTAAATGCGGATGAGCTGCTGGTGATTGAGATGCTGGGGATAAGCACCAAAGATTTACTGGAAGCTTTTGAACATATGCTTATCAGAGACTTTGATGAGATTGCTGAAGACTTTAAATTGGAAGGGGATACAATAGATGAGACTTAATGATGCAACACCAGAGGATTGGGACAGACTACGTAAGGCACACCCTGCTATAGAGAGAGCGAATGATAAAGCAAACGCTATCTTTAACAAATGGATTGACCCAGCAATGGAAGAGGCACACGAGATGCTTGTAAAGGAAGGTTGTACTCAAGACCTTGATTGGGGAGAGGATGTGATCAACAGGCCTATACACTACAACACAGGAAACATTGAGTGTATAGAAGCCATTGAAGAGTCCATGTCCTCAGTAGCTTTTAAGGGCTATCTCAAAGGCAACACCATGAAGTACCTTTGGCGTTATGACTACAAGGGTAAGCAGGTAGAGGACTTAAGGAAAGCACAGTGGTATTTAAACAAGCTTACAGACATCGTAACCAAGGAGAACAATTAATGGATCAGTATCAACAGTTTATACACAAGAGCCGCTATGCGCGTTGGATACCTGAGCATAACCGTAGGGAGACTTGGGCTGAGACAGTCTTCCGCTATGTACAATTCTGGCGTGATCGTGAGCAGATCACAGTAAAGGAGGGCAAGAAGATCTATGACGCTATCTACAACCTAGAAGTAATGCCCAGTATGCGCTGTATGATGACAGCAGGGCCAGCGTTAGCTAAGGACAACGTAGCTGGCTTCAACTGTAGCTACTTACACATTGACTCACCTCGCAGCTTTGATGAACTAATGTATGTACTTATGTGCGGTACTGGTGTAGGCTTTAGTGTTGAACGTAACTTTATTAACAAGCTACCTGTAATAGCTGAGACATTCCACCCTACCGATAGCGTGATTGTTGTCAGTGATAGTAAGATTGGATGGGCTTCAGCATTCCGTGAGCTTATTGCTATGCTGTATGCTGGTAAGATACCACAGTGGGATGTGAGTAGAGTTAGAGGAGCAGGTGAAAGACTCAAGACCTTTGGTGGTAGAGCTAGTGGGCCAGAGCCTTTGGTTGACTTGTTTAACTTCTGCGTAGAGATCTTTCAGAAAGCTAAAGGTCGTAAGCTGACAAGCATTGAATGTCATGACATCTGCTGTAAGATAGCTGATATTGTGGTTGTTGGAGGCGTAAGACGTTCAGCATTAATTAGCTTGTCTAACTTGTCTGACCCTCGCATGGCTAAAGCTAAGTCAGGAGATTGGTGGAGAACTGAAGGGCATCGTAGGCTTGCTAATAACAGCGTAGCGTACACAGAGAAGCCTGACTTTGAGTCCTTCCTATCTGAGATGCAGACCATGTACGAGTCTAAGGCAGGAGAGCGTGGTATCTTTAGTCGAGTAGCGGCACAGAAGATAGCGGCTAAGAACGGACGTAGAGACCCTGAGCAGGACTTTGGTACTAACCCATGCTCTGAAATCATCTTGCGGAGTAATCAGTTCTGTAACCTGTCTGAGGTGGTTGTACGTGCAGATGATACAGTAGCAACACTCAAGAAGAAAGTAGAGATTGCAGCGATCATAGGTACACTACAGTCCACCTTGACTGACTTCAGATACTTGAGGGCTATTTGGAAGAGGAACACAGAGGAAGAGGCGTTACTAGGTGTCAGCTTAACAGGCATTATGGATAACAAGTTACTT